CGTCCCTGCGCTCTAGTTTTTCCAGAGATGCAAGAGCAAAACCGCGTGGTGTCACAGAAGCAACATATTTCTTGAGTAAATTTTGCTCAAGTGCTCTCAAAGGAGGTTGATTCCGCCCTTTACTAGCAACAACCCGCGTAAGCGGATATCCACATGCGCTCCTCCCAACCGCTTGATCAAAGCGTTCGGTAAGGACTCCGACTTTGTAACCTTCAACCCACAAGGATTTCTTCTTGTAAGTCTTGGGCGTACATTCGTCAAACGTGCCGATGAAGGCACCATCCCCAAAGCCATCGGGGATACGAGGTTTCACCCAGTCAGCAGGCGCACGGTGGCGCAGCTCGTTCACGTATGCCCATGCCTCAGTGAGGTCAGGACTATCGCTCAGAGCTTCAAGCCGTCGCAACCATCTCACCAAGTTATTCACAAGGAGGAAATAGTCCAACAGACGCTTGGGCTGCTTACGGATGTATACAGGTGTAACGTCTTCTCCGTTGAAGTAGTGTTTACCACAACTCTCACGGAACCGCTTGTGCAGGGAATGCGGACGCTCCTCATGGAACGTTTTCTCCTTGTTAGGGGAGAAGCCGCACTCTTTTAGGACCCTAAAGAACAGGTCCACGCACCGGTTAGGTAACACGACATCGTCGCCGTATATACCCACAAAACGCGAATCAGCTTTACTGACATCGCACGTACTCACGGCTAGAGCCCAAAAGATCATGGACTCTATCTCGAAAGTATTTGCATTGCCCATCGAGCTAAACTTCTCGTACGTTACCGTACGATCAGCGAACTCTCCACTCAAGGACCTACAGCTATCTAACACTGCAAAGACCTCTGGAACAAGCGAATAAAACCACTCGACTACGTTGCAAGCAACGGTGTCGCTGGCCATACTCATATCGACTGTCGCAATCAAACCAGTCTTAGACCCTAGGAGGGCCCAGTTCTGATTTTGTGTCTGATCGTTTAGGTCGACACCCACGAGACGTAGTCTGCGGCGGAACTCCTGATGGAGTCCTTTCTGGACGTACATCTGACCGCTAGCTTCGCCAGCAATCACACGATGGGTCTTGTAGTTCTTCGGAACACAGGTGAGCTTATTCCCAGGTACAATCTTGATACCTGAGCCGTCGGCAAGGCCGCCCGATAACGCTGGGATATGCGAGAATATCGCACTCACGGTGCTCAAAGCGGATTCTGTACTCTCGAGTTTACTCGAGTATTTGTGTATAGCTGAGCTACGCCCCTTCCTTAACAGCACGCTGCTTCCGGAGGTAAAAGTACAACCCTGCTTCACACGATGCCAGTCCATGTTCGCCAGTAGGTTTCCGATCTTTTCGCGGGCTCGTATCATTACGAGTGCGACCTGCTCATCAGCAGGACGGTGACCTAGCAAGTACTTATGGAAGCGCCTATTGGCATCGTAACACATCAGCTCTGCTTCCTCAAACCGACGGATAGCGGCATTCGTTTTGCTGGTGTCCGATTCGGATTTCTCGTCATCGAACTTTTGCATCACGCTCTCTCCGAAGTGTTTTATGGCGAACGCATAGGTATCACCACCACGCCTTGATTGGCCGTGGTAGGATCCTGGCGTCCCAACTTCGGTTGGCTGAGAGGGGTCGAACCCGACACACTCAAAGAGGTGTTTAAGGTGCGATCCAATGTCAAAAGCAATACAATCAGAAGTAGCCCGGTAAGGGCTAGGAGGTCGCGAACGCATTGTAATGCTCCACGTACGACATCGCTTATTTTCACGATGTCCTTGCTGTCATGCACCGGATAGTGCACGAAGGGGCGCGAGCCCCCGGGTGACCTACGTCGACCACGCACCGCTTTAGATCTGCGGTTTGATGGCG